TAATTCGTAATGTGCGCGATTAAATGTGACGATTTTCGTATCTGATTAGATGTGTGACAGCGCATTGCGCCGTATGGGAAGTCGAACATATGTTCTATCCTATCGGGTCGGGTATGTGCCTGCCTACATTATAGCGTTAGAAGTCGTAACGTCAACGGGGTTGAAAATGAATTATTCGTAGTTTAGAGCCCATGTTATAACGATATTCGACGCATATCCTGATTTTGTGACGAAGTTCGTATTTGATACATGGTATCAATAACGTGTCAATACCCCTAACACAAAATTGACTAGAAGTCAAGCAATGATGTTAACTAGCACATAGTATACGAGTAAATGATACCTACATAGAATTCATTCAAGGATGGGAACCCATATCAAGAAATAACGATTACAGGTAAGGGACACCAGAAACATTTTTTCGAACAAATTTTATTTTCTAAGAGCTCACTTCTATAATCTTCACCAGACACAGAATCGCTCACAAATTTTCCTTTTTGCCCTAGACTCCCCATTAATATTAAGCATTCAGAATTTCTGTGGAAAGCAACAACTATGGAAAGAGAAAGTGTGTAGAATAAATCTTTGTGGAATTAGCATTTATAAGTTGCGCGAGGACTGCCACGCTAACGCGAAAACGAACCTTTGGTAAACCAAAAGTAATAAAACTACAAGATCAGATATTTAAAAAAGGCGCTATACTATAAAGAGTAATCCTCCACTATCGTCACCCCGGCCCCCACCCCAGATTATGGTACGCCTGTGCTCATTATTTTGTCAATAGAAAGTATTTTGATATCACTATAAATAGCTATAAAGAGAAGACGCGCGTGCGCGTACATTAATAATAGGTCAAAATCTGATTTTTCTTGTGTTATTGACATTTAATGTTATCTGTGTTAATATTGGCTTGAAAAATGCCGTTTTGCGAAATGTTACATGCTATACATGAAGTTGTAGGAATCGATATAGGTAAAGTTGGCAATATAGCTCTATCTACTGGATTCCGAATGACTGTTAAGACTTCTGAAGATGCATATGAGCTCTTTAGGCAGATAATTCAATATAACACCTTAGTTATTGCATTAGAAGATAATAGACACGATAAAAAGAAGATTAAAGGCTTAGATTTAGCAAGTAACCTAATAACTAACTACTGTAAAGCAAGAACGTTCGGTCATATAGATATAATATATGTAGACAAGTTTAAATCTAGTATAATATGTAGTAATTGCAAGTTTGTGGATAGAGAATCTAGAAGAGAACCTTGGTTGTTTGTTTGTACTTATTGTGGGTTTAGAGTTAATGCTGATGTTAATGCAGCTAGAAATCTTAAACATGCTACCGAGGATAAGTTAAGGATGCTAGCATGGGATTAACTATATTAAAAGTAATGTGTCCACAATGTCTTTATGTGAATAAAGTCTTTTCTGGAAATGGCTCTACTAGTAAAAGTATCACATGTGTTGGTTGTGGATTTGAGATGAAGCAGAAAACAATATTATGATAGATAACTACGATAAAGATAAAAAGGAAATTGTTAAAAAAGATAAAAGATATGGAATTTGTGGTGCCACAAAGGTAGGCGGGGATATTTGTACCAGTACAAGTGGTCAAGGTACAGACCATCCTAACGAAGGTCGCTGTAAGTGGCACGAAGATAAGTCTAATAGTTCTCCTGTAAGAATGTATCAAATACCAGCTCTACAAGACAGAATGGAGTTTTATCTTTTAGATAGGAATATATACTCACTAGATAGAGAGATTGCTCTAAATAGAGCTTACCTAGAGTTATTTGATAAACACATAGAACTTTTTGCTAATATAGATACTTCAGTACTTCAAGAAATGGGTATTAGCTTTGATGCTGGAGAATTAACTCGTAATATCACTACTCTAACTAAGACAATTGCTAAGTTAATACAAACCAAGCATGAAATTGAAGTTGGTAGAAAGTATGTTATTGATGTTAAGGTTGTTGCTGCAATAATGCAGACTATTGGAGAGGTAATAGATACTAACGTAATTGATGCAGATACTAGAGAAGCTATTAATCATGGCTTAAATCGTATTTCTCTCCCTGTGGCTACTCAATAATGCTAAATCCTAATTTACTTCAAAATCCTGATATCCTTAATGTTGACCAAAATCAACTAACAGACCTTTTTAAAGTTGTTACAGAAAAGGTAACTGTTGACAGAGAGGTAATAGGTTCTAGGAATAAATTAGAAACTTTCAATGAATATGTATTTGAAGAGAAGAATGCTCTTCATCATATAGAGTTATGCGAAGCTTTAGATACATTTGAGGATGTAGTAGGTATTGTTCCTCGAAACTCTGGTAAGTCATCTATTGCTTCAACACGTTATCCTTCTTACAGACTAGGACAAGATAGAGGTATTAGAGTTATCATTGGTTCTCATACTGCTACGTTAGCATCTTCGTTTAGTAGAAGTATAGAAAACATAATGAAACTGGAAAAGTATCAACTCTTATTTGGTAATATGATTCCAGTTATCTCTACATCTATTAACTCTGAAACAGTGAAATGGAATGAAACAGAGAAGATTGTTAAAGGTAGACCAGAATTTAATAAACTGGGTTATCGTGTTGATGCAAAGGATTGTTCTATCTTTTCTGTTGGTGTTGGCGGTGCTGTTGTTGGGCGTCGTGCTGATATTATCATTCTTGACGATATTATTGACAGAAGTGATGTCAAAACTGATAATCAAATTCTCGACATCAATTACTGGTTCAACGAAGAATTAAAGGGTTCTCGTCATGCCAAAACTCAAATTGTTGTTGTAGGCTCTAGATGGTCAATGAAAGATATCTATATATCAGTTATTGCGAAGATGCTGGATACTGGCGCAGAGTTAACTGGGAATATGGTAGCAGAAGTTTTGGACCAAGTTAAACGTTATAGAGAATTAGAGCAAGAGTTAGAAAAACTATAATGTAGGTGTGGTAATGAATTATTCAGTAGAGAAAGCCACAACTTGGGATCAGATTAAATTAGCTTCTGTTGTTGATAATCGTTGTATTTCAGAAGGTAGAGCTAACTTTCCTAAAGCAGAACAAACATGGGATGTCTTTAGTAAATCAGATGATGTAATATATTTCTTACTTAAAGGAAAAGACTATCATACTAGCTTAATAGGTTATGTTAGACTTTTATGTGTATCTTCAGTAACTGGCCTTCATAGAACATGGATAGCAGACTATATAAGTCCTAGTCTCTATGAGCCTATTATTTTAGCTGCTAGAGAAGTGTCAGGTTCTATATTAGTAAAGACTTTTGGTTGCAATGACGATCTCTTAGTTAAGGATTGGCCTGTTTTCTCTTCAACATTCCCTAAATTAGAGAAATATCCTTATCATCAGACTCCTATAGCTGAATCTACATGGATGGTAGTCAAGAAATGACTGTAATTAATCCTTTTGAGGAACCTCAGCTTCCAAAGATTAAAATTACTCCAATACCCGATGGTGAAAGCCTTTTATGGCAATGTAATGGTTGCCAAGGCCAAAATGAGCTATTAAAGTCTGAAATTAGTGAAAATAAAGCATATATGTGTGGTAACTGTGGAAAAGCTTGGGTTTTAGGTATAATTCCAGATGATATGCGTTATTGGTTAAGAGATGACAAGGTTGAAAATATCGACAAGAGGCCTAAAATCCGTAAATGGTAGAAGAGTCTAAAAGACAGCGCAAAAGTCATGTAGTGATGACTAATACTACAAGGCCTGACTCGATGGTTGAGGCACATATCCCTGAATACACTATTGGGGTATGTCAAGGTAAGTCTCCAAGTGGACGTTTGTGTAGGATTTATGGAGAGCTTGGAGATAATCTATGTATAAGTTGTTGGGACAAATCTCTTAAAAGGTTATGGTCAGAGACACAATTAAAAAGAAGAGAGAAACGAAGAAAGAGAGATGCAGATAAAAAGACTACAGAGCAACATGAGTTTATATTTTAGCTTTATATTATAATGCCAGGCAAAGTAATAGTATATAAAGCAATTCAAGATGACGGGGAGAGCTATTGGCCTGAGCAATTTCCTGTCAAGATTCTTAAAGATTGGCAAACTGACTTGGGGCCTGTATCCTTTTCCTCACAATATCAGTCCTCACCTATGGATACCACTGGTAACTACTTGAAGCGTTCATGGCTTAGTTGGTATGATTGGAATAATCGCCCATTAACTTTCGAGAAAATAGTATCCTTTATTGACCCTGCTGCTTCTCTAAAGAATAGTGCTGACTTCTTTTGTATGGCTACAGCAGGTCTTTTTGAGAATAAGATATACCTTTTGAACTTAATTCGTACAAAAGCACCTCTAGAATTACAAGTTCAGTTAATTAAGGATGTATATGCTGTTTGGGCACCAGAAGTTATAGTTATTGAGGTTGGTGGGCCTCAATTATACTTCTATAACCATGTAAAAGAACAATTAATGTTCAATATCCAAGAAACAGACAAAAATTGGCATCGTTCTGATAAAAAGATCAAATTTGAGTCTGCTGGAGCACATTTTAACGCTGGACGTGCTTTATTGCCTGGATATCAGGATGATTTGGGAAAATGGCAGCCAATTGAAGAATTTAACATATTTGTTGAAGAATGGGTCTCTTTTCCAGATGCTCCACATGATGATACGCTAGATGGAGTTGCTGGAGTGTTAACTTCTATTATTTCTACTGTATCTGCTGCAAGTGTCTCTGAACCTGGCTCTAATGAAGAAATTCAACAATTTGTAGAGTCTGTTGCACGTAATTATGAAGATAGAGGATTAACCAAAGAGGAACAAGAAGCTCTAGATAACTATTTCAATGAAAGTGATAATGGTGTAGGTATTATTCGTAGAGATGGTGTTGGTATGGGAATGCATAGAAGGATGATCTTATAATGAATTTTTTTAGAGAATCTGTAGCTAAGGTATTTAACTTAAGAGAGAACCTTCCTTATTCTACATCTGGTCAAGGTAACATTGATGATGTAGAGAATATAGGCTGGACTCCATTAACAGTAGGAGGTAGAGATCTTCCTACATTCCAAATGGATAGAATGCAAGCTATAGCTGTATATCTATATCGCAGAAATGCTATAGCTCACAGAATAATTGAGGTAATGAAGGCCTTCGTTGTAGGGGAAGGTATAATCGTAAAGGCTATAGACCCTGAAGTAGCTAGGGTATTACAGAGATTTTGGAAGGATAGAAGGAATAACTGGAGAAAATATTTACGTGAAAGGGTTATATCACTTAGTTTATATGGAGAAGCACTTTATCCTGCCTATGTTAACGATGTTAATGGTGCAGTTCAATTAGGAGCTTCTCATCCAAGTATTATTCACGAACTTCATCCTAATATTAGAAATGTATTTGAAGTTGAACAAATCATTACTAAAGAAGGGAAAGATGTTAGTGGAAAGTCTGTACCTAAACAAGTGTTTCAGGCTATTAAAGTAAATACAGAGATATTTCTACCAGATGGAGAAACTTCTAACCCCAATTTCATGAAGTATTGGGGAGATATGTTCTTTTTTGGAATTAATAAGTCTCATGATGCTTTACGTGGCTTATCTGACCTTTATCCAATTGCTGACTGGATTGATATATATGACCAGTTTGTCTTTAATCGTGCTACAAGACAAGGTTATATGTCTCAATTCCTTTGGGATATTGAAGTACAAGGTGCTGGTAAAGCTGAACTAGATAAAAAGATGGCTGACTTAATTATTCAAGAGCAAAAACAGCGTTCTGGAAGGTTTTACGTTCATAACGAAAAAGAGCAACGCAAACCTATGTCTCCTGACTTACAAGCTGATGATGCTACTCAAGATGCCACTACTTTCATGCACATGATTTGGGGTGGAAGTGGATTATCCTCGCAAGCATTTGGTGACCCAGGTGGTGGAAGGCAAGCAGGTGGCGATGTTAATGAGTGGGTATTTAAGACACTTGCAGATAGACAGTATGTGTGGCGTGACATTCTATTAGAGATTTTCGATTTTGTCTTAGACCAAGCAGAGATACACGGAAACAAGACTATAGAAGGCAAAGACAGAACTATTGAAATATTCATGCCAAAGATTTCCATGCGGGACTTACAGAGATTAACACAATCACTTAGAAATCTTGGTGGTTTCATTAATCAAGCCTCTCGTGCAGAAAACATGTTGGTGTTAGAACAAAAGGATAAAGATAGATTAAAGTCGGTGCTGCATACTTTGTTAGACCATATTGACCAATCTTCTGGAATTGAACTTTTACAAGATGTAGAAACTAGAAATACTCCATCAGAACAAGATGTAGAGAGCTTGCGTCAATCTACAAATGGACACAAGGTTACTAGTGAAGGAGAACCATCTGAGCACTTAATGCCTTACGAGTTAGTTACTACAAAGGAGTAAAGAATGTCGAGTAGACCAACTATCTTCGAGCAGATTGCAGAAATGAGAGCTACAGAAGAAGCTCGTAACTTAGCAGCAATAGAAGAAAGAAAAGCAGTTAGATATGAATTAAGTCAACTTACATCTAATGTTAACGAAGTAAAAGTAGACATGTCAGGTATGAGATCTGATGTATCTAATATTAACAAGAATATGGCAGACTTCAAAACTGATGTTAAAGATGGATTTATGTCCTTATCTAGTAGTATGGATGGACATTTTAACGGAAAGACAAAAAATAGAGGGGCTGTTAAAAAAGGGGCATTAGGAGTTGGTATTCCTAGTGGGATTATAGCTGTACTCTATGGTTTGTATGAATTTGGAAAGTTAGTTTAATTATGGACTGGAGTATCTTAAATGACTGTAACAGTTAACTTTACTGGAAGATCAGTAGGAGTTCATGCTAAACAGTTTTTTAGTCAAACTCCAGATGAAAAAGTCCAGTATGTTCTTAATATTGGTAATTTTTCTACTAGTATAAGTGGTACTCCTGTTATTTTAAAGGTAGTAGATATAGAAGCTATTGACACTGATGTAAGTGGTTCGGTAATAGGAACTCAAGCAGTTTCAACAAGTGGCACTGCAATCACTTTACCTACTTTGCAATCATTAACTATTGGTAAATCTTATCGTGTCCATGTGACTCATGTGGATGGTGGAAATACAATAGAGACATACGAGACTAATTTCACTGTAAGATGTAAGTACTAAGTGGCTGGTATAAAAGTTAAGATTAAATCCAATAATGGAACTTTAGATTTCTACTTCAATAGTGGAGATCAATCTTTGATTATTACTAAGTATAAATCAAAGTCTAAATATAAGGATAATAAAGATGATATATCATTAGGTTCTACAGAGAGTAGAAATGAACTATTTTCTAACTTATCAGAGTTATCTAATGTTTTACTTAGATTAAATTTTAATTCAATTGAAATTGAGAGGGAGTAAATGCAGCAATTCTATGATGTCCCTATCACTGAAGTAGAAAATTGGACTATACAACCTCATGCTAATCCTGTTGAAAAGAAACGTAACTCAGAAAAGTTCTCTGAATATTGGCATATTCGTCCTGATTCAGTTTTTGTAGCTGCAATTGGAACTTCATGGCAACCACAAAGTTGGAACAGGGTAGTAGATATGGTCATGTGGTCTAACTTTAAAGGTTACAATGTTTGGTTACAAGAGGTGGAAGAAGATCATATTAACTTTCCTATGGCAATGACTCAAATTATGCGTGACAGTGCTATAGTAATGGGGAGAGATGCAGGATTCCACAAGATATGCTTAATAGATAATGATATATTACCAGCAAAGGACACATTAATTAAGCTATTAGAGCATCCATTTCCTTGTGTATCTCCATATCTTTGGGACCAAGGTGAAGATCATGCTTTAGGGATTCCTCGTTTTGAGAGAGGCCAAGGTTTGCAACCTATGCGTTGGGTTGGCGCATCTTTTATGCTTTTTGATTCTAAAGTATTTAACTGTCCTGATATTAGATTTAAAGGTTTATACCAAGAGGGTCAATTTGGACAACTTTTAAGACATTACGGACATCAATTCTGGATAGATACTGATTTAGAGGTTCAAACAGTAACTCCTCCAGGTAGAATGGCTCAATATGACTTTGATACGCGTACCAATATGCTAAAAGAAAGATATGATAAAAAAGAGGTGCCAAATAGAAAGGCTATAGATAAAGATAGTCCTTGGGTTAAAGAAGGAATATATTGCCCATTTTTGTTTGGTAAAGAAGATCAATTAGAATATTTTAAACATTTAGAGACTAGTACAAGTATTCCTAAATTACTAACTATGGGAGTGAAATAATGGCTTCAGCTAAGAAAGTTTTTGCTGGTTCTAATATTGTAGAAATTAGAGAGGAAAAAGCTCTGGCAGCGGCTGGAAACTATGATGATGAAGATGTTTTGTCAGAGCATGTTACTACAGGTACAGCATGGAACTTTGATGAAATATTAAGCATAAATGGTGGTATTGGTGAAATTGTAAAAGCAGATATATCTATAGAGACTACAGACCTTATTCCTGCATTAACTCTTCATCTATTTAATATTACACCTACAGGTAATCAAGATGATAACGTAGCCAATGATAATCCTAATGCAGCAGATAAAGAGGAATATCAAGGTAATATCTTGTTTCCTGCAATGGATAATAATGGCGGGATATCTTATGCACAAGTGATATTTGAGACACCATTAATTTTTGGCTTAGCGAGTGGTGATGACAGTTTATTTGGTACACTTGTAACCAATACAGCATTTACAAATGAAGCTGCTGACATGAAATGTCTAATCAAATTATTGGTAAGAGAGAAAATTGACACCTAAAATCAGATACAAAATAGGTGTTGACATTAGTGGTATATATATTTATACTTAATTGTTGTATCTTGTAAATTCCAAAGAATACTTTTAAGGATACCTTATGGTGTTATCAGAAAAAACATTTTTAGAGATTTTAGAAGAACATTGTACTTATTGTCCTGAAAGTTTATTTGCTGTTGCTCAAGCTCTTTTATCTGTTGAAAGTGATTTAGATTATGTTTTAAAGTATGAGCTAGAATATGCACTTTCCAGATATATTATTGCTGCTGCTAAAGATGATCCAGAGGGACTAGGCTCAATTCTTAGTAAATTCCCATTAACTGGAGATTCTTCTTATAGTACAGCCAGTGTGCAAGAAGCTGCTACTGCCTTATATGAAAAAGTTTTATCTCTAAATGTCTCTGATGATATTAAAGACAAAGCTAAATCATTAGTTGAGGCGGATGAAGCTTTCAAACAAATAAACAAAGATAAAAAGAAAGACAATACAAAGTCTAAGAAAGAAGATAAAGACTCAAACCCTAGCAAGATGAAAGAAGCATTGTTGATGGAAAGAGCAATGATGAAAGTTGCTCAACCACCCACTGATCTTGAAGGCCAAGAGGAAATCATTACAGAAGCTAAGGTTATGAAGCTTGCTTCTGATAATGAAGATGGCTCAGTATGGAATGTAAGGATGATTGTCTCTGGACATACACAATCAGGAAGGTATTTTCCAGATAGTGTACTCCAAGAAGCAATGCCTCTATTTGAGGGTACTCGTTCTTACGTTAACCATCCAGCCGAAGATTATAATGGTGGAGATAGGCCAATAAATTCTTTAGTAGGGTGGTACGAGAATGTCACACTTAAGGAGGGTGATGGACTTTACGCTGATTGGCATATCCTAACTAATTCTGGAGTGCCTTGGTTAAAGCCACTTCTACTAGAGCTTTCTGAAGAAGGTAAACTAGACTTAATTGGACTATCACTATTAGGTTTAGGTAAAAACTCCTTTAAAAAGGTAGATGGTAAAACAGTTAAATATAGTGAAGGAATAAGTTATGTTAGGTCTGTTGACCTTGTAGATATTCCTGGTGCTGGTGGAAAGGTTATTGAAAATCTAAAGGAATCAGATGATAATAAAGTTAGGAGCGAACTAATGGAAATAGAAGGACTGACTATTGAGGAGCTTAAAGAAGCTAATCCTACATTGTACGAGGAGATTCTGAAACTAAATGCACCTGCTGAGAAGGTGGAAGATCCTCCTGAAAAAGTAGAAATGATTAATAACTCTAATCCTAATCGATATGAGGAACTAGAGGAAAAGATCCGTCGGTTAGATATTAGGGAGAGTAATAGTATTCTTTCTGAAGTGCTACGCGAGTCTAATCTTCCTCAGCCTATGAAGGATGCTGTTGTCAAGCAGTATGGAGATACTGTATTTAAGCAAGCTGATCTTGATGCTACTGTAGAAATGTATCGAGAGTCTGCTTCGATGGTTGCTGGATATAACTCTGGTGGTCGACTAGCGCAACCTGAAAATAGTTTCGTTCTTCCTGCTACTCATCAAATCATTGATAGTGATGAGAGAATGCAGGCTGCAATGGACGTATTGTTTGGTCTGGAAGTAGATGAGAAATTCTCTGATGTGCCACGGTTGCATGGTATCAGAGAAGCATATGTTGCTGTAACTGATGATTGGGAGTTCAATTGGGGTTCTGTTCCTCTAGATCAGAGAATTCGTGAAGGTGCTGGTAGTACACCTACTGCTTCCAAGATTACTGGTGGTTCTACTGTAACCTTTGCTAATGTTCTAGGTACTTCTATGAACAGGCGCTTGATTAAACAATATCAGCGTCAGAATATGTGGTGGGAGCCATTTACTACCATTATCAGTCTAAATGACTTGAAACAGCAAGATAGAAACCGTCTGGAGTCTCTTGGTGCTTTGAGTGAACGTACTACTGCTGGTGCAGAGTATGCAGAACTGACTTGGGCTGAATTCCAGCATACCTACACACCTACTGAGTATGGTAATCTACTTACTGTTGCTCAAAGGGCTATTGTAGACGATGACCTTGGTGCTTTGACTCGTACCTCTGATGAAATGGGTCGTTCTGCTGGTATTACTCTTAATGAGTATGTAGATAACCTGTTTACTCAAAATTCTGGTGATGGCCCTGTTTTCATTGATGTTGACCAAGCTGGTAACACTGAATCAGCTTCAGAAAATGTTTTCCAAGGTAGTGGTACTGCTGAGCATAACAACCGTATCACTTCTGCCTTGAATAGAACATCATTTAATGATGCTGCTAACAGAATCCGTACCATGCGTGATAAATCTTCAAAGCGTATTGGTTTGGAAGAACGATTCCTTTTGGTTCCTGTTGAACTACGTGAAGTAGCACTCCAATTGCAGCGTTCATCTTCTGTACCTGACTCTGCTAACAATGCTGTTAATATTTTTTCTGGAACCTTCCAGACTATTGTTGTACCTCAGTTTACTGATGTTAATAACTGGTATTTGATGTCTAGTCCTGAACAGGTAGAAATGATAGAGATGGGTTTCTTGAATGGACGTAGAGACCCTGAATTGTTCGTTCAAAGTGACCCAACAGCAGGTATGCACTTCACTCATGATGTGATAGCGTACAAGATTCGCCACCGTTATGGTGGAGGCTGGATTGACTATCGTGGCTCGGTTGCTTCTATAGTATAAGTCTAACTGAATGGGTGTAGGAGTAATGCTTGCTTGAGCGCCGTTATTCCTACACCTTATTTTAAGGAGGAGAAGTATGGCAACTCCAGTTGGTGAAATGCAACATGAGAATGAAGGTATGGAGGATGAATATCATGCTCAAGTTGTTTTAGTTATTGATTCAGAAGAAGGCAAAAGAGAATACCGTTATCAGAACTATGACCTTGCTGGTAACATGACAAAGAGAGTAGGATACTCTAGCGGAATAAAGATATGGAATAGTGGTAGTACAGGGCAAGGTGATACGATGGGAACCTTGACTTTTAAAGAAAAGACTACCTTGACTAAATATCTACTAGCAAATGAAATTACGCATGATAATTTCAAGGAGGTTGAGTAAAAATGAGTCTGACTAACTTTCCAAATGGCATTTCTGTTTTAGGAATGCCAATGATAGGCAACGGCCCTATATTTTCTACAGGTGATTTCTACTTTGTAGACTCTGTAAATGGGTCTGATACAAATGATGGCAAGGATAAAGATCGTGCCTTGGCCACACTTGATGTTGCAGTTGGTAAGTGTACTGCTAATCAAGGTGACCATATTATTGTAATGCCAAATCATGCTGAGACTCTAGCTAGTGCTGGTGCTCTTGACTTAGATGTAGCTGGTATTACAGTTATTGGTATGGGTCGTGGTGAGCAAAGACCAACTGTTACTCTTGCTACACTTACAGCTGCTGATATTGACATTGATGCGGCTGACATTACTATAAAGAATATACTATTTACTTCTACTATTGACAGTTTAACTGCCTTATTTGATATTAACTCTACTGACTTTACATTAGAAGATGTTGAATTTAGAGAAGATGGCTCTGCTCAGTGTTTGATCTTTGCTGATGTAGATGGTGGTACTGCAAATGCTTGTGACCGTGCTACTTTTAGACGTGTCACGATTAACATGCAAACTGCTGGAGCAAATAGTGGTATTAAACTAACTGAAGTACAAGATCAAGTATTAATTGACGATTGCCATATCTATGGTGACTTTTCTGATGCTGGAATCCATAATCCTTCTGGCAAAGTTTGTACTAATCTTACCCTTAAAGACAATTTTGTAAGAAATCTCCAAACTGGAGATCATGCTGTCGAGCTAGTTTCAGCTTGTACTGGCCAGGCAGTAGGTAACAGGCTTGTTGGAGATACACTAGGTACAATTTTTGACCCAGGCTCTTTATTCTGTGTAGACAATGAGGAAACTGATGCAATTGACCAAGCTTCTGTTCATTCACCAAGAACTCCTGCCTCCGGTAATGGCCCTGCTGCTAATAAAGATGTATATGATGCTATAGGCTTTGATGGTACTGCTGTTGTAGCGGCTTCTGCTGGTATGTTAAGGACTATGCAGGGCACTACATTTATTATAAAGAAAGCATTAACTTCATCTGCTATTACTACAGGTGGAGTGGATGTAACTGGGACTTCTTCAGTTGGAGAGATCCTTATTGAAGACTTTGTAATGCAATGTGATGGTACTGGACTTGCTGCTGGCACACTGTTTACGATGGAAGTAGACAATGCTGCTGGTTCTGAGACCTTCTGTGAAGATAGTGTGAGCACAATGGGTTCTACTATTGTCATGGACAAAAAGACAGCAGACAAGGGTAGGAGCGTAGTAATGGAATCTGGCAAGAAAGTAACAGCTAAATGTACATCATCTAGTTGTACTGGTGCAGGAGTAGTTAACGTCTATCTCCTGTGCCGACGGTTGGCTGACAACGCTACTTTGGCTGCTGCATAAAGTGGAGGTTTTCCTCTACAAACTCGAAGGGTGTGATGCTTGTGATAAGGCAAGAGAATTGCTAGAATCACAAGGTCACACCATTAGAGAAATAATGATTGACAATCCATTATTAATGATTGGTGTCCAATTACTTTTCAAAGATAGTAGAGTTCATGCTCCAGTAGTGGTTATTCCTGATGTCGGTATGTACATCTTAAATACTGAAGGAACTCAACTATTTAGAATTGCTAATTTAAAACCAGAGATTAATGAGTCTGAAGTAATAGAGGTTCCGGTATAATTAAATGATACAAGATGTTAAACTTGTAGATGTAAATGGTAATCCACTAGTAAGTTTAACTGGAGAAGTATAAAATGCACAGAAATCATTTTCTGGCCTATAATCCATCTAAATGACCTAGAACACAGGAAATCCGGGTTATGGGCCTAGAAATGTCTGAAAAAACGTTTTTACGGGTTCTGGCAAACCATTCAATCCCCCAGGCAGGTTAAATTGGCCTTACTAGAAGCATATATAGAAAGTGTTAGGGTTATGGTTAGAGAAGCTAATTCTCCTAACTATGATTCTGGTGTTAATGTATATGAAGATTTCGTTCGTAGAGCACTTCGTAAGTATTCTATAGATAAGCCATTAATTAAGTCTGCTTCTATAACTGGTACTAGTAGTGAATACTTTATAGTAAATACTACTAATCTACCTGATTTCGTAGAGTATTGGAGTTCCATTGAATCTATAGAAGCCAAGGCACCTACAGTTGCAAGCAATGAAGACCCAAGATACATACAGAGGGATGAATGGGAATATTATAGAAACTCAACTGCTTTATATGTTCACTTTATAGGTTACTGTCCTTCATCTAGTGATACTATATCGGTAACTTATACAGTACCACACACCATTAATAATCTTGATAGCGAAACTGCTGATAGTGTACCAAGTATAGACTCTGAGGCTGTAGTATTATGGGCTTCTAACTTAGCTTGTATGATGCTGGCCTCTAGATTTGCTGGTACATCTGACCCTACATTAAGAGCAGATGTAGTTAATTATAAAACCAAGTCTTCAGACTATATGAGAGTAGCTAAAGAATATCGTGATGCATATATGGAGTGGATATCTGACCCTATTAAAGGTGCTAGTATCGTAAGAGATATAGACTTTGGTTTTGGTTTTGCTGATAATCAACCATTTCTAACTCATCGTTCATTTAACAATAGATAATGTCTCGTAAGCTAATACAGGCAGAAATCAAGACCATACTTGAAACTGTAACAGATATTGGTCAAGTACATGCTAGCATTCGATGGACAAAGTATGAAGATAAATTTATACAAAACTTTATTGTTGGTATAGAAGACCAAGCAGAGATTCGTACCTGGATGATTTACAGAGTTGAAGGCGGAATGGCATATGGGCCAAATAACGGAGGATTAGGTACTTCATATCCTGTAACAACACATCAGTCACTTGAAAGATATGACTTTAGAATAGAGGGTTGGGCTTCTTTTACAGATGATGATACAGACAGTAGATTTCAAGATTTAATAGATGCTGTACTAGATAAATTAGAAGCTAACATCTCTTTAAATAACACAGCAAATATGCATGGGCCAGTTAATTATAGTATAGACCATCAATTCTTTGGAGATTACTTTGTACATCATGTAATCTTCAATATGTATGTCTTAGAAACATTTGGTATCACACCATCATAAGGATTAACTATGAGATTATATACACTACAAGGAGAACATCTAACTGTAGATTGCCAGGAGCATGGTCAACATATTATCGCTACTGGATATATTGATTGTGACACTAAAGAAGGTAAGCATTTACTAGATAATTTCTCAGATAGAATTGGAAAAGAACCTAGATTTTTAAACTTTCATGTTTATCCAAAAACTGGTATGCCTGGAGAGTCAATAACAGTCCCAGTAACTGAAGAACCAGTGGAGATAGGTAATCCTTTAGAGGAGGTTAATTAATGGCTGGCACAGATGTTGTTCACTCACATAGACAAGTAGTTCAAGTAGGTGGGCCTCAAACTAATAATTCAATTCATAGCGAGGCTACTGCTAGTCACCTAATACCTGTAACTGCTTTTACTGCTGAAGAGTTAGTTACTCCACTCCTTGATAATGGTCGGCGTGGGCCTCATGCGGCAGACTTTAGGCAACCTGCTGGAGTTAAATTAGTTAATATTACAATTGAAGGAGCTGTCCAATCAGACCCAGGTGTTGCACTTGGGTTTGGAGTGGGTTTATTTCTAAGAAATATATTTGGTGGAGTAGATGTTGCTACTTCATTAACTAACGACTTATGGAATCATGACTTTCAACTGCCTGCTAACCCCGCTATAGAGTATCTTACAATTGAAACAGATAATCAAGTAGCAGCAGGCAATCGAACTTTTGTAGGTTGTAGAGTCCAGGAACTAGTATTTGCTTGGAATGCTGGAGAAGGTATATTAACTTATACTGCTACTTTAACTGGTGCAGATGTTAATATCGGTGCTGTGGCAGATTTGAGTGCTCAAGCAGCAACTATTGAGAGTGCTTTAGAAGGTTGGCTTCCAGAAGTAGCCTTTGATGCTGCCTACAATCCTGGCACAATTGAGTTCTCTAAGTTAATCAGTGCTGAGTGGACTTTATCAAGACCAGTAGGAGTTTTATATACTGGGCAAAATACTCAAACTGCTGAACAAATTATGCTTGGCCCATTATCTTGTACAGTAGCTATGGTAATGGACTTTGATAATACTGTAGAACTAGTAAAGTACAGAGCAGCTTCTGAGGTTAAAATAACAAATGCTTTCGTTAGAAATAGAAGTAGTAATAATTCTACAATAAGACGCTTTATTATTGGTAATAGTACATTTTCTTTGATTGACAGCCCTGTTACAGTAGATATAACGGGTGAACATGCTACTATTGCTTTAGGTGCTAGAGCGTTATATAACACAGATGCTTCTGTAATAGTAACAGATGCTTCTATAACAGGTGATGCTAGTATGAGTCTTAATGCTGGCCCAGTACATGTTAGACTTACTGATTTGAAAACAGCAACTTACACAAGTACTGGTTAAAAGACAATCCCCTAATTTTTTGGGGAGGCAGTTTCTTTGGCGAGGTTACTGCTTCCCCTTAATTTTAAAGCTACTAGTGACAGTTGGCACACTAAATTTTAAAGGAAGAGATATGGATGAACCAAAAATAGAAAGGCAGAAAAACCCTGCTGACAAGTCCTTAACTTTTGAAAATCAGATTGTAGCTGAAAGGTACTTTTCTCATGACTTGAATAGTACATCACACTTTAGTCCTGGCTCTGTCTTAATAGCTACAGTTGGTACTGACTTTACTGGTGAATCTAAAGAAAAGATAATAGCAATGAAGGATTATACTAGAGAAGCTGGTTATGTAGCTCAATATGTAGAGTTCCAAGTATATCATAATACTTTTCCGCAGGCTTCTCATGCGGCAACTCGTAATGCTATTAAAAACGAAGCAAGAATAGGTGGAGTGCAATTTGTATGTATGTTAGATACTGATGTGCTTCCACAAGAAGATATGCTTGCTAAATTACTGGCACATAATGTTTCAATTATTACTCCATATGTTATAGACCCTGCTATTAACTTACAATTAGGAGGTCCAACTAGAGAAATAAACTCAGGTCTATTTGAACAAAGGTGGATACCTCAGTGTTTTCTTTTGTGCAAGACTGCTATATTTAATAATCCAGAGATTCATTTTAGCAGTGATGAAGCTGAAGATGGTTTTGCTCATAGAACAACTCTATATGGCTTAACTCAACAGATTGATACTTCTCAAGTATTAACTTTAGCTAGTCCTCCTGGTAGACCAGACTCTGTAAAATGGGATACTAGAATGGAAAGATTAAAGGAAAGATATGATAGAGAGCCTACACGAAATTGGGTATCTCAAGAAGAATATGACGAAGCTTTATCTAATGATACATATATAGCAGTCTTAGGTGAATCAGAAGATAATAAAATTCTACAACAGCAACAAGTCTCAGAATTTGATGTTACTAAAGTAGCTAAAGAGGATGTGAATGACGGATTATAATAAAGATACTGTTTATCATAAAATGTTAATGGCTAGTAAGGAAGGAGAGGACGGTGTTGACATTATACAAAACCATAATGGAGATTGCTTAAAGAGAATTACATTTAGTAATGATTTAGAGAAAGACAGATACTTTGAACAAGATCATTATAGCTGGCCTCATGCAAGTCCTGGTTCTGTTTATATAGTAGCAGTTGGAAATCGTTGGAAGAGAGATGAAAAAAAAGGAATCGACTGTGAACAATTAGTTAAAGATATGTGTATCTATACTCAAAAGAGAGGATACAAAGTATCATTTGAAGAGTTTCCAGTTTGGTTTGGTGCTTTCCCAAATCCATCGGTAGCATCTGCTCGTGAACATGGAGCAATGAACGCTATTAAAAGTGGTCTACAATTTACATTCTTTATTGATAATGATGCTATGCCTGAACCTAATCTTTTAGTGGATCTTATAGAATTTAACGTACCTATGATAACTCCAATGGTTATGGATAGTAAAAGTGGAGAAATGTTAGGTGGGCCTTTTAGAGAAAAAAACTCTGGAGTATATAATCAGAAGTGGGCTTCTATGTCTGCATTATTGATTAAAACTTCTTTATTGCAATTGCCAGGAGTTAAGTTTGTTGATTCGGATACAGAAGGTATATTCTATGAAAGATTTGCCATATGGGAGCATACTGTACATATAGATACAAGTTCTATTTTACACACTTTAACTCCTCCTACACGTCCAGATAGTATGTCGTATGAAGCTAGAGTAGCAATGAATAAAGAAAGATATAGTCACATCTTTGAGAAACGTGTTCCAATGGATGCAATAGCACAAGAACTATTTGATGAAAAGGAAGAGATAGGTGAAGACCAAGTTAAAACTATTAAGATGTAAATGTTATCTCAATCAGAAATAGTTGACTTACTTAATGGGGATGGATATGATTTAGGGATAAGAACTTTACGATACTGGAGGTCAGTTGGTCTACTTCCAAAATTACAACAAGAAGGCATTCATTATGGTTACGATTTAGAAATTATAAATGATATAAAGGAATTATGTAATAAGTTTAGTAGGTTAATAGGAGATATTATATTCATATATACAATAGAAGGAAACTCTTTTAATGTATATAGATATATAGTAGAGAAACCTAAAGAATATAACGGAAAGTACAGATTGACATTCTATACAAATAAGGGTATAATAATCACAAGGAGAGAAAATTTAGATGAGCTACTCAGATGACCAAACTTTTACATTAGAACAAGTTGGTGCTCCAGATTTGTGGGTAACTTATAGTCGTCCTGGCCTCTTGCCTTACAAAGAAGGTCAAGCATTTATGAGGAAACATAAGTTATTTAATACAAAAGTCATGGCATTAGGTGAAACTGCAACTATGGCTGATGCCTTAAGTAAAGGTGAAGCTGAGTTTGAATGGATTCTTCAATTAATTACAGGTTGGAACTTGGTTTACCATTCTAAACATGAAAAATCTGGAGAACCTTTACCTATACCGTCTGCTGAAGAAGGCATATGGATGGAAATTCCAGGTTACTATATGACTTATATAGTAGCAACAATTCAAAAAGACCCAACTGGCTCTGATTTTTTATCTCAAGGGGTAGCGAGCTTGACCAATACTTTATCGCAGTCGTCAACGGAAGAAAACCAAATCCAGGAAGATTCAGTTGGGTAGGACAAGAGTATTGGGATATCTTTATAGCGGAACAGTTTAATACCACTCCTTGGGATGTAAGAGAGAATATTAGATATTGGGATATTGATAGATTAAGTGCTATGAATGAATCTCGAAACAAAGCATCTAAAATGAAAGATGCACTATCTGATATTAAGTCACAACTATAATGCCTGTTCAATTTACATATAACTTTGAGGATTTAGTAAAACTAAATAGTGGTTTGAGAAGTCTCTTAAACTCAATTCCATCTGCTAAATCTTTGTTATTAAGAAGTATAATGACTAGGTATCGTAATGTTATTCAGAGTGAAATATTAACACAAAATATCAGATATACTGGAACTTATGAACAGAGTGTTAAGATAGAGCAAGGTGGCTCTGATGATGACCCTACTATGTCATTAGTTTTAGACCCAACTGGCCCACAAGCTGCTAGACTTCCGATATATTGGAAAGTTCTAGAGTTTGGTGCTGCACCAAGTCCAAATGTTTTATCTGCTCCAATAGTTGAATGGGCTAATGTTAAGCTTGGAGCTGGTGCAGATGGGTTTAGGATAGCAAATAGCATACGCACTCGTGGTATAAACCCACATCCTATATTAAGTAGCATATTTGTATTAACTCCTCCAGATGGTGAAGTTGCAGGCTTAACATCATTAGCTGAGGCTATTTCAGAAGAAGAGTCTCAAAAGATAATGGATAACTTGGTTAACATTTATACTAATCCAAGAACAGGTCAGATATCTGCTCGTGGGCCTGGTGGAAGATTCATTTCTTTAAAGTAGGTTAATTATGGCTTTTGGCTTATTTAGAATGATGTTTAGTGCAGGTGGTAATGCTGTACCTGTGCTTGAAGAAATGAATACTGCTTCAAGTAAGTTAATTCAAACTTCTTCTCAGTTAGCTCCTTCGCTTAACCGTGTTGGCACTGGAATGGATAGTTTGGTTAATGCAGCTTCTAGAATGTCTCAGTTTAGAGGATTTGAATCTTCTATAGAGCAAATTAATGCTCAGGCTTCCTTTTTACAACGCACTATTTTAGAAGCAGCTTCCGCTCTGAAAACTCTTGGAACAGATGTTACAGGCTTAACAGAAGCAACTGTGCAGTTAACTTCTGAACAAGGTATACTATTGAACTTAGGTTTGAATCTTACTGAAGCAAACAAGTCTACTGCTAAGGCATTCTTTGATGTGGCAGAATCTATTAGGTCAGTAGGAGCAACTGGTCAAATTACATCTGCTAGATTATCATCTTTATCTCAAACATTACAACTGTTTTCTCAAAATACTGGAAGTGCAGCTTCTGCACAAATATCGGATTTATCAAATAGATTAATACAAGCTTCTGCCCAAATGAAAACAGCTGAAGGTGATGCGAGGAGACTTAGTAATTCTAATTTAAGTCTGTCTGATTCCCAACGTTTAGCTCATAATGAAACACAAAAACTAGCTGATTCTTTAACTAGATTTAGCATTATAGGTGGTGCTTCTAGCGGAACAATCCTTAAAATGGCAAATCAATTAGATACTTTGTCTCAAAGTGTCCATCCGAAATTTAGTACCAGTTTAAAAATTACATCTGGTGAACTTATTTCCTTTTCTAATCAATTGCGGATTACAGAGCAAGAGGCTCGAAAAGCTGGAGCCCCCGCAGGTGGCTTTCAAATGATGACAGATGTGAGTGATGGTGCCGCTACTCGTATGCGTCAGCTGTCATCTGCTTCTCAAGGTGCAATGATAGCAATGTCTCTCTTACAGAGAAATGTTACTGGGTTAGCTTTTAGCTTAATCTTTCTACAATTCTCTGGATTCTTAAAGCTGTCACTTGCTGTAGCTGGAGCTTTAGCAGCTGTAGGTGCAATAGGAATTGGCTTCAAGGGATTAATAGCTGAAGGTTTAAGATTGCAATCACTTTCAGATAAATTCTTTATCTTGACTGGTTCTACAGAAGCTTCAGGTTTAGCTCTTGATGCTGCTAGAGTTTTAGTAGAGAAATATGGTTTGAAAATTAATGATCTTACTAAATTTGAATTAGCTGCTTTGATAGAAAAGACAGGGCCATTAAATGAAGAGTTTGATACGTTTGGTAAATTGCTAGCATTAGCAGATGTAGGGTTAGTGAAAGGAGTTAAAAGCTCAGATGAATTAATAGACAAGTTTATTAGTTTACTTGACGAAGGAAAGACTCTTGACCAAATACTTAATGAATTAGGTTTTTCTGCTGAAGAGCTAGATGAACAGTTTCAAAGGTTTGATAAAAGTGAACTTGGTATCAAGAAAAGGCAAATGAATGAGTTAAACAATGCATTTAGAGAAGTAATAAGTGGGCCTGCTGCAAGTGCTGGAAATTGGTGGCAAGGTTTCCAATCAGCATGGATGAAATTAGCTATCGGATTTGTATCACTTGCTGAAGGTGATTGGAAGAAAGGTTTAACAAATATACTTCAAGGTACCGGGGCAATACTTGATGATTTATTCATGGCACCTACTAGAATAATGCACAAAATTGCATTTAATATGTTTCTTAAGCCTTTTATAGAACCTGGAAAGAAAGTTATTGAACTTGTAAAAAATACATTTACAGAGACAATACCGGATCTTTTTGTAAGTGCTATGAGTAAATCAGGTGAAATACTATCAAATGCATGGAGTGCAATGGTTGATGATATAGTAGGTTTTACAAGGTTAGTTCATGCAGCTATTAAAAAGTTATTTGAAGTTACATTAGTAAGGTTATTTAACTTTGCAACCAATAGATTAGGCGGTATTCTCCAAGGTGGATGGAATTTAATGGTTGATGGTATAGTAGGTTTTACTAAGAAGGTTGGTACTGTTTTACTTGAATTTATTGTTGGGAGGTGGAGGGATAGCTTTAATGGATTAGTAAATGTAGCTAAGATGATACTTCCTGACATGTTTAGCTTTGGAGTTCAAATTGTTCAAGGTCTATGGAATGGTGTTAGTGGAAGATGGGGAGATTTTGTCAGATGGTTAACTAGTCAAATTGATATCATACCAGGAGTAATAAAGAATTTCTTTGGTCTTAATTCTCCTTCTAAATTAATGATGGGATTAGGTCAGAATATTACTGAAGGACTTATGATTGGTATGAATAAAGGTTTCACTGGTTCAAGTAGAACCTCTAATAGTATAAGTATTAATGTCAACGTGAGTGGAGGTTTCTCTAACGACCCACAAGTTGCTGGTAGGACAGCAGCAGGAGCTATCTTGAAAGGAATTACTAGGGGTGGAACATTTTCTGGAGCGCCGTTAGTTGCGTAGGAAAACGTTTTTGTGGACGTTTGATACCATGACCGATGGTATCTACCTAAACCTGGGTTGAACCCTATTAAACGGCCTAGAAAAACCATTTTTGGCGGTTCCTAACTAAACATGCAACGGATGTGAAATGGCATTAACATTAACAATAGGAGTACCGGCTACATCCCAGGGAGCTAATAGCCCTGCTTCTTATCTTCCCTATGTTGACTTTTCTACTATTGTAATTCAAAATAGTGTACAGATAGCTGCTGATACTATGGAGTTTACTCTAGTAATTGTAAACCAAGATATAGAAGAACCAGAACCTGGAAATGAAGTAATATTTAAAGATGGATCTACTATAGAATTTGGAGGTGTTTTAACTTCTATTGAAAGGAGATTTGGCGTTGAGAGAAATGTTGTTGAAATACTTTGTACTTGTCAAGACTATGTATATTTTTTAAATCGTAGATTGGTTAATGAGTTTTACGCTTCACAAGCTGCTGGACAAACAGTTAAAGATATCCTCACAGATTTACATGGTAAAAGTGATTCTGATATACATTATTCATTCTTTAAAGATAATGTTGAAAATGTGACTGATGGAGCTATCTTAGCAGCTTTCACATTTGATAAAATAGTACCATCTCAAGCATTTGACATGATAGCTCAATCTACTGGTATGCAATGGTGGATTGATTTTGATAAGAAAGTATATTTTAAAATATTAAATACGTCACAAGCTACACATTTAAATTTACTAACTTTAGATTTAAATAATGATATTACTGAATATTTTGATTGGAAAGAGCTAGAAAGCATTGATGGTGTAGCATCAGAAATAATCTTAAGAGATATAAAACTTCAATCTACTGAATCTGAGACAAATAAGTTTTTAGGTTCTCAGGGTCTTGATCATTTAAGTGAAACTAATAAGATATTCATGCTGCCACGTACTCCATATGGATTTTTAGGTGTTACAAGTGTTTCTAAAGATACTGGAGGAGGAGATGTAAATCAAACATTTAAATATGAAGATGTAGATGGTCAAACTGCTGATGGGACAGGTGGAGCAACAGATGTATTTATATATGTTAAAGACCAAGGATCGTATGTAAGATTTGCATCTGCCAATGCTGTGGCTGATACTGATATAATTAAAGTAACTTATAAATATGTAATAACAGATGATTTAGAAGGTCCTGACTTTGCAGCAGTTGATGAATTAGCACGTCGTACAGGAGGAGATGGAAAACATCAGTTTATGTATTCTCAAACTTCTGGAATGAGATTTAAAAATTTAGATGATGCTGAACATGTTATTCAATTATTAAGAGCAAAAAAGTCTACAATATTAAGGCGTGGCTCATTTTCATCATGGACTAAAGGCTGGCAAGCTGGACAAGTGTTTCAACGCAAATGGGATTCGCACAAACTTCAGTCAGAGTCTATGTTTGTAATCTCTGTGACTAAAATAGTTTTGACTCCAGATACTAGTAATAACTTATCAGACACAATTATTCAAAGCAATATAGTATATTCTAACTTACCTTATGGAATAGCTTTTTAATATGCCTGGAGAAGATGAAATAGAACTTGCAAGGTTGCTAGGTATTCTTTATACTGAGGTGTTTCAAAGAACCGTTAAAGAAGAAAACAAGCCTCTTTCTAAATCATCTCATAAGCAGGATAGAATGACATTAAAAGAAGATTTCTTTACTGTATTAACTACTGCTACTAATAAGACTTTATGGGGACAATCTGGAGTTTCACATCACTTAGCATTAGATAATATACAAGGAGTTTGGAGCGAAGGAGGTAGTTGGGGTTAAATATGAAGATGAATCCTAATAGCAAATTAATGCTTCCGGGTTCTCGTGGTGCAATTAAAGAATCAATGGAACCTAAAGGGTATGTACGTTGGCTTTTAACTGATATAGAAACTGGTGAGCTTAAAAATTCTGGTGGACAAGAGAATATATTAGTTAACAAAACCAGAGAGGAACTAGCTTCAGCTATTACTGGTGGTTCTGTTACTTTTCCTGGATTTATAGGAGTTGGTACAGGTACTACTACTCCTGCTGCTGATGATACTGATCTTGAAACAGTATCTCAGTATAACGGTTCTAATGATGCTAAAGCAGTTGACTCTAAGTCTATTCGATCTCTATATACTGCTAGGTTTGTTGTTCAATTTGCTACTACTGAAGCTAATGCTACAATAAGAGAACTAGCTTTACTTTCAGCTGCTGATTCAGGTAATTTATGGGCAAGGGTAGCAGTTAATATTACTAAAACTTCCTCAGAGCGATTAACAATATATTGGTATATAATATTTGATAGGAGTCTTGACGTGGCTATTAAATCTGGAGCAAGTATTGCTGCCACTGGAACATTCTTTAATAGCACTCCTGTAACATTAACGTTTTCAAGTGCTGTTACAATAGTAATGTTAACTAATAATACAGGAACACAAATATTTTTTAAAATTAATGAGGCATTAGATGGTGCTGATCCTCCAGCTGACTATGATGGTAGGTTAGCAGATGGAGAAAAATTAGAGCTACTTAATGAGGAAATATCTATAACTACAATCAGTGTATGGGGTACTGCTCTTGGTACTGCTGCTGCTCCTGTAAATACCATTGGTTGTGTAGGATGGTAAGTATGACTGATAAAGATGATGGTTTTCTAGAGATAACTATAGAAGAAATGGTAGAACTTATTCGGCAAGGAGAATCTGTAGAAGTTTTATATGAAGAGTGTCCCTTTCCTAAGCCTAATATAATTACTTTGATATGTAAAGATAGTTATTGTAGAGATATAAGAGAATTAAAGCCAATTCTTTCTGCACATTCTTCTACGCAAATACTAATTAGGTCACATGATAAAGACAATGTGATTACTGCATGGAAAGAATTCTTTGTTCATTCTGCAAATATATATATGACTTTTAAGGTAAGTCACAACTCTAATCAAATTACTGTTGAACAGAAAACTGATGAATCTCAGAAATATGAATCAAGTATAGCAGGGAAGGCAATTAATGGGTAGTTCAGATGTGAGTGCT